AAGACTGGCAGTCATAAGATTGACAGTCATATGGTAGGGTTCAGATAAGATCAAGGGTCTCCTGGAAGATGGTGTAGTGGTCATCGTGGTTCAGTAGCTCAACTGGCAGCTCGCAGGGTGTTTCGCTGTCCGTCCAGTAAACGAGTTTTACGATCTCGAATTCCTCAATGTCGCGCTCTTCCCAAGCTTCTGTGACTGACTGCTCCCCGGATTCGCTGCTGCACTCGCACTGAGTTGTCACGGCCTCCGCTTCCACTGTTACGTCAAAGTAGCGATCGGGTCTAAGTTCTATGCCTTGTAATTCTATAGTTTCCATTTTTTCCTTTCTTATGTGTTATGGTTGCGCCCCTTTCGGGGCATTGTAAGGTTGCACCCCTTTCGGGGTATTGTTTATGTGTTTCGGTGATGGTGGCGTTTATACTTTCTTAAAGTTTGAAGGATCGGAAATATCAAGGAGGCATTCAGTGGTACCCATTATTTGCCCCTGGCTTTTTATAGGAGCAAACAGGCGTACAATGCCTTGGTCTTTATCGTGCCATTCAACCTTAAAGGAACGCATTGTTTGCCCAAAGAATTTTAGCGTGTCTTCAGAGAAGAAGTAACGGCCGAGTGCTAGGCTTTCGCGGATTGATTGTACTGTTGGTTTCATTGTGTATGTGTGTGCGTTTTGTGTGTTTTGTGTGGTTATTTATTTGTTATGCAGCGGTCTTTTCCCGTGCTTCGATTACCTTTATTTACTATCATTTAGTACGTGTCAAATATATTTTTAATTATTTTTATTTTTTCCGTGCTTCCCTTGCTTCCCTTGCTTGTCTTGCTTCCATTGCTTCCCTTATGTGCTCCCCTAGCTTGCCAGGCTAGCCTTTACCCTTGTAATAAATCAAAATGCCTTGTGCGGCCTTCTAGCTCGCTTGACTTGTGCACTGTCTTGCTTTCCGGCGCTACATTGATTGTGACTAGGTACAAAAAAGCTGGCGTTTTACCGCCAGCCTTTGCTTTGATCTTATTTGCCTTTAGTGGCTTTTATCCTAGCGTTTAAGGCCTTTACCTTTTCCGGCGTGTAGCGCGCCTTTATGGCAGCACGTAGCTCGCGCACTTGCTTTGCAGTTAAGTTGAGATTGTCTATGTATACATTCATTTTATACCTTTGTTGATTGTTTATGCAGTTGCCGCAATTGCCTTTTTAACCTTTGACCCGTGCGGATTAATCCAAACATTTTTTGCTTTCTTATTCCAACCTTGGCAAAGTTGGCAATCGGCGCAACTAATCCCGCGCGAATCGCTTAAGCATTCAACAGTGTTTGCCGGTTGCTTAACATTTGCGTGAAAGACACGTAAGCCTTGCGTGTTTGCTAGGTTAAAACTAGTTTCGCTTTCAGTGCTTGCCATAAAAAAGGCATTGTAGGCTTTAGCTTTAGCTTGGCCTAGCTCACGCCAGTTATGAAAATATCCAGTCCAACCATTGGAAACGCTAGCAATAGCCTTAACCATTGCAAGCGGTATTAAAGTAGGGTTGCCGTATGCTCCAAATCTCACTTTTTTGTCAGTAAATACCTTTCCATAATCCGCCGGCTTTAGTTTCGGGTATTTCCCCTTGTTGTATGCCTTCCAAATTGCTAAAGGCGCTTGACCTACATTTACATAGCAACCTTGGCCGCTGGCAAACGGGCAGCCTTGGCAAATCGTATTTGCGTCAAGGCCGCTTTGTACCGCGACAATCGGGTTTTGATCCGCAAGCAATATCCAAATTTGTATCATATCACCCGTCTTTCTATTGTTTGTTTTTCGCTTAATACCGGTTGCAATGATTGCAACCTTTTCTCCGTTTTCCATTGTTTCGTGCAATGTGTAGCCGTTTTCTATTTTCATAATTAAAAAGCGGTTTTGCAGATCCGCAAACTGATTTAGTTATGCTTGGATTAAATTAGCTCAATGCCTAATTCGGGGATATCGCGAGCTATATCATTATTTACTGATTTTGCGGCCTCTACGCCATATATGCGGTGTATATCTTCTATGCACTCCTCGTGATCAAATTGCATTGTATATTTTTCGTGCTCCAATGAGTAGAATTCGTGCGCTTGCTCTGTTTTAGTTTTCATTATAAAAAGCGGTTTTACAGATCCGCAAACTGATTTAGTTATGCTTGGATTAAAGTGAATTCACGAAAGACAGAAGAGACGGATTGCAAAGCGCATTGTTTCGAATCCTTTGGATATAGCTATTAGCGACAATGACCGCTGAATCGTCTGATTCTGATACTTTCAATAGGTCATTTAGGGTTTCAGTATCAGTTTTATCCAATCCAGTTACAACATATTGCCATTGGTCTGAATCCCATTTGATACTTACTTTATTGTTACCTACAGATTTAACGTTTATTTCTTTCATATATTTATTATTTATTGAGTTAATTTGATGGTTCGAGCTACGTTAAATAGGCTAAAATCAAGTTCGTCAAATATATTTTTAATTATTTTCTAAGCTAAACCTTTCCACTATTTGAGACAGTGCGAACATATAGAGAGAATAATGACAGTGCGAATAGCAGTGCGAACAATCGAGAGAATGACAGTGCGAACATATCCCCTCAATTAAGAATAAATTAATCATTCACACGCATAGCTGCACTTACTGCACATCCGATCACTACTGAACCAATGAGCACCCGGCTGGACAATAGCGCACGTGTACGCGCGTACGTTACGCCTGGGCGCGCGCGAGGGGTGGGGGCGGTCGAGCGCAGTCGGCGTCTCCGTGTATGTATACATAAACAGCCCCTCAAAAAAATTGTCCCCTCAAGGGTTTTTCGGTGACTGCCACTCCTATGACTGACCAATCAAGTAATCCAAATATCAATAAGGTACACTTCCGGGATCCTTAGTAAGATCCGTGTACCATATCCGATCTTCGATCGGTTCTTGGGTACACTTAAAGAAACCTTAGTATTCTTCGTGTACCATAAGAAGTCAGTTTATGGTAGTCAATTTATGATTCCCTTTATTTATATTCTTTAGGGATTACTACGTTTAAGGACTTAACTGCCTTATGATGTTGCTGTCTTATGGTACACATTGTACCATACGTGCTTACAACGTCAAGTGTTTATATATGTATATGGTATATTATTTTACATTAATAGTATTAATAAGTTGACAGTTGTATATGAATCAATTTGATGAGGGTATGAAAGACGAGGAATCAATGAGCCAGACCGAGAAGGAGAAGGCAGCTTTGCTGAGTGAGATCCAGCAAAGTATCCACGAGGTAAGTAACCAGAAGCGGGGACTAAAGGTTAAGTGCTTGAGTGTATATGACCCAGAGAAGACGGCTAAGTTGCTTTACTTGTACAGTACTGGAAGTAGCCAGACTCGCTTAGTGCGGCACTACGGCTTTGATCGGGATACTATTATCAGTGTTCTGGCGGACTACGCTGACCATATGGGAACCTTCAAGGAGCTAAGTGGTCGCATAGCTGCTAAGAACTACCTGAACCTAAGTAGCCTGGAGGAGGATTTAATTGAGAAGGTACGTGACCGTATGGAGAATGACCCCGAAATGGAGGTTGGCTTCAAGGATCTCAAGGAGCTATCAATAGCTAAATCAAATGCCTCAAGGGAGGCGATGACGGCTAGGGGTGAGGCTACGCAGATCACGGAGGATCGAAAGGTCTACACACAGGATGACTACGAGGCTACTATAGCGGCTGCCCGTGATCGTATCAAACAAGCAAAGGAAGCGGAGGTAATAGATGTTCATAGTAAATGAGGAGAATGAGGAACTGTACGGCAGGATCCGTGCGCAGCTTGGTGAGCACTTCACTAACTTTATGTTCATTGTAATGGATGAATCAGGTGATGTTTACTATGACTATACGAATCGACCAGTAGGTAAGATGCTGGCGAATGAGATGCTTCAGGAGTGCAACAACCCAATTGATGACGATGACTGGATCTGGGATTTCGAGGATGATGATATCTCGGAGGATGACAGCCTATGGGAGGATTAATATGATGGAAAAACGCAGAACTAGACTAATACTAGAGGAGCAATCAGAGACGAGAACCTTTGAGTTCGATTACAGTCCTTCTACTACGGAGCTTGTGCAGGAGATGTACCTTCTTTGCTTGGCTGGTGGTCACGACAAGGACAATGTGGCTGGAGCTATGTTTGAACTAGGGAGTCAACTAACAGAGGATTACGACAATGGGGTAAATGAGGCAGAATGTACCACTCAGGGTAGAATGTACCACTCAGGGTGGGACAAGTACGGAGATATAATACATATTTCTGGTGATTGGGTAACTGCTCGCCTAGATGGGGACAAGGGTTCTGGATGCTGGGCAGTGGACGCACCATATATTATGATACTAGATACAGGAGACTGCAACAATGGGTAAAGGATGCGCACCCCGAAAGGGACACAATGCTGAGAAACAGCGTAAGAACTACGACGAGATTGACTGGAGCAAGAAGCCAGC